AGTTCAAATTCTTACTATTCTTTTATTGGTCTACCAAACCCCTCTGATTACCAGGATGATTGGGATTCCAATCCACCTGCTCCCAAAGACAACTTCTCCCAAGAGAATGATTATTGGGATACTATGGTTGCATTGAAAAAAATTAATTCAAGTGATGTGAGGCAAGTAATACCTAAGAGAAATTGGGTATCTGGTACAACATATGATATGTACCGACATGATTATAGTGTCACAAACACTGCAGCCGTTTCTGGTGCCACTAACTTATATTCTGCATTTTACTATGTAATGAATAGTGATTTCAGAATATATGCTTGCTTACAAAATGGAACTGATCCAAACAATCCAAACGGTAAACCATCTCTTGATGAACCCACGTTTACTGACTTGGAACCAAGATCTGCTGGTTCAAGCGGTGATGGTTATCTCTGGAAGTATCTTTATACTATCAAACCAAACGAGGTTGTAAAGTTTGAATCTACAGACTTTATGCCAGTTCCTGCAGATTGGTCAACATCAAGCGATAATGCTGCGGTAAGAGACAACGCAGTTGATGGATCAATTAAAGTTGTTACCGTGACTAACTCTGGTGTTGGTCTTGGAACTGCTAACCAAACGTACACAAGAGTTCCTATTCAAGGTGATGGTTCTGGTGCAGAATGCACTTTGACAGTTGGTGCAGACTCTAAAGTTAGTGGAATAACTGTTTCTAATCAAGGATCTGGATATTCTTATGCAAATCTAAATTTAGAATCTGGTGGAGTTCCAACTGGTACTACTATTCCAACATTTGACGTTATCATGACACCACAGGGTGGACATGGCGCAGACATCTATAGAGAACTTGGTGCATTTAATGTTCTACTTTATTCCAGAATTGAAAATGATAATGAAAACCCAGATTTTATTACTGGAAACCAAATTGCGAGAGTTGGTGTAGTCGAAAATCCAGAAGTTTCTACTGGAAATGTTCTAACGTCAGACAAAGCAAGTGTTCTTAATGCACTTAAATTGACTGGAACTGGATACAGTTCTGCTTCCTTTACGGCTGACTCATACTTCACTCAAACTGTTGCTACTGGATCAACTGCTGTAGGTAGGGTTGTCAATTATGACGCAACAACCGGAGTTTTAAAATACTGGCAAGATAGATCTCTTGCTGGATTTACAACTGCTGGAATTGGAATTACAAATCCAACTTATGGATTTGATCTGAAGGCATTTACTGATTCTCCAGATGCTGGAGGAAGTGTAACTATTGTCCCTTCAAGTGGATCTAATCTTGCGATTGACACTTCATTCACCGGTATAACTACCGTAATAAATAATAGGACATATTATCTTGGTCAGTCATTTACCAGTGGAGTTGCGGGTCCTGAAGTTAAAAAACATGCAGGAAATATTATTTACGTTGATAACAGACCCTCAATCACCAGATCATCCAACCAAAAAGAAGATATTAAAATCATTTTGCAGTTCTAAAGAATTATGTCTCAGCAAACAAATCTAAATGTAGCCCCATATTTTGACGACTTTGATTCTGCTAACGATTTTCATAGAGTTTTATTCAAGCCTGGATATCCCGTCCAGGCAAGAGAGTTAACCACGTTACAGTCGATTCTTCAGAATCAGATTGAGAAGTTTGGGCAGCATTTTTTCAAGGAAGGCGCAAAAGTAATTCCTGGTAATACTGGATATACCCAACTCTATTATGGTGTTCAACTACAAAATACATATCTCGGAGTTCCTGTTGCTGCATATGCTGAGCAGTTAGTTGGAACAAAAATTACTGGTGAGACATCTGGAGTAAGTGCTGTTGTAGATAAGGTTCTTTTTCCAGAAGATTCGGAAAGAGGCAATCTAACTCTCTATATTAACTATCTTAATTCGAGTACAACTAATAATTCAACTCAAGTTTTTTCTGATGGAGAGAACTTAACATGTAATGAAATTATTGCATCTGGTCTTCTTGGCAATTCTACTATTGCTGCTGGATCTCCATTTGCAACCACGATCGGTAATGAAGCATCCGTAACAGGTTCTGCATTCCAAATTCAAGAAGGTGTATACTTTATTCGTGGAAGTTTTGTAAACGTAAATACTGAAACATTAATTCTTGATCAATACGGAGACACTCCCAACTATAGAGTTGGACTGTTCGTTCAAGAAGAGATTGTCAATGCAGATGCAGATGAAACTCTGAATGATAATTCTCAGGGATTCAATAACTATTCGGCTCCCGGTGCAGATAGACTTAAAATTTCTGTAAATCTGTTTAAAAAACCACTGACTGATTATGATGACAATCAGTTTGTTGAGTTGTCAATTATTGAAGATGGTAACATAAAATCACAAACCAGAAGAGGAGATCTTGGTGGTGGACCAGGATTTAAAGATTGGACAGATATTCTTGCCAGAAGAACTTTTGCAGAATCTGGTGACTATTATGTCAAAGCATTTGATCTTTCTGTTCATGAGTCTCTTAATAATGGAAGAGGTAATAGAGGTATATTTAACGTAGGACAACTAACCAGTAGTGGTCAGATTCCAACTGATAATCTTGCAGTTTATAAATTTTCTCCTGGTAGAGCATTTGTTCGTGGATATGATATTGATGTAATAAGCACTACTTTTATAGACGTTCCAAAACCAAGAACAACAAAGACTATTGATGATCAGTCGATTATATACAACACTGGCCCAACTCTGAGAGTAAACAGAACTCTTAGAGCACCTGATATTGGCATTGGAAATACATATGTTCTTAGTTTAAGGGATCAAAGAGTTGGTGTAACATCTGATACCTCAGCAGTGGGTAAAGAAATTGGTGTTGCAAGAGTCTATGACTACAGACTGGAGTCTGGATCATATGATGCTAACAATGGTAGTTTAAATGAATGGGATATTGCACTATATGATGTACAGACTGTAACTCATCTGTCCCTTAATCAGTCAACTACTCTTACTGTTCCAACCTTTATTAAAGGATCTAATAGTGGTGCTACTGGATTTTTGAAGGATGCTGTAACTGTAGGAACTGCACTGACAGTATATGAAGTTGAAGGTGACTTCATACAAAATGAATCTTTAATCTTTGATGGTGTCCCAAATGGAAGAATTGCCATTGCAGTAACAGCACATACATTAGCAGATGTTAAGTCTGTGTATGCAACTAATGATGGTAACACTGGTATCAACACTTTCAATGCTGATGTTATCCAATCACCATTAATTATTGTTGGCGTATCAACTATTACTGCAGCATCTGGTGGTGTTAGTACAGTAAGAAGTTCTAATAATGCTTTTCCATCAGCATTTGCAGTTGGTGATCTTGTAGAGTATACAAACTCATCAGCAACTCTGACTGATCCAACAATGTCCAGAGTGACAAGTGTTGGCACTAATTCTATTGCAGTTGAAGCAGTTGCTCCAGTTCCTGGAGTTGTAGCAGGAGCTCTTCCAACAGAAAGTATTAATGTTAGTGACTTTAGATTAGTAACTACAAGACTTGATCCATCTTCTGACAATACTCTTTACACATTATTACCTAAAACTGATATTGCCACTGTTGATCTTAGTGATGCAAGTCTGACAATAAGAAAGACCTTTAGTGTTAATATTACTTCTAATCAACTTTCTTCTCAAATCACCGCAGCTGCTAATGAATCCTTCCTACCATTTGATGAGGAAAGATATGCACTGATTAGATCCGATGGAACCACAGAAGCGTTATCTTCAGATAAGATTGAAATCAATACTGCTGGAACTGGACTGAATATTTACGGTCTTGGTTCTAATAATACCGGTGCTACTTTGATTGCATCACTTAAGAAAGTAAAACCAACTTCTAAAATTAAAATCAAGAACAGAGTAAAGACTCTGATTGTTGACAAATCAAATAATCAAGCATCTGGTATCGGATCTACAACTCTGAATGATGGACTTTCTCATGGAAACTATCCATATGGAACACGAGTTCAAGATCACACGATCTCTCTAAATGTTCCAGACGTAATTGAGATTCATGGTGTGTTTGAATCTGCGGATACTGATAATGCAACTGCCCCCAAAATTTCTTTATCTGACATCAATAGTACATCTACAACTACTGCTGAACTGTTAGTTGGAGAGTCTTTCATTGGCGAAACAACAGGAGCTGAAGCAATCGTTGCAGAAAAACTGACTTCTGGTCAAATTTCATTCATCTATAAAAGTGATATTCAGTTTGCAGAAGGTGAAACTGTTACCTTCCAAGAGACTATAATTCAAGGAATTGTCTCGACTTTAAATTCTGACAGTTTTGATATTTCAGGAAACTTTAAGTTTAGAACTGGTCAAGAAGAAACTTTCTATGACCATGCAAGACTTGAAAGAAAAGAAGGATCTATCTCACCTGCAAAGAAACTCAAAATCTACTATCTGAGTGCTTCCTATGAATCTACTGATAATGGCGACATTACAACGGTAGAATCATATAATAATTTTGATTATGCGACTGAGATTAAATCTGTAAATGGATTTGCAAACTCTGACATGATTGATATTCGTCCAAGAGTTTCAGAATATGCCGTAACAGAAGGTAGCAGATCCCCACTTGAATTTTTTGGAAGAACATTTAATGCTGCAGGAAACTCTGCAACCAATGCTCTGTCATCCGATGAAGCAATTCTTACAACATTCTCCCATTATCTTGGTAGAATTGACAGAGTATTCTTAGACAAGAAAGGTAAGTTCCAAGTTGTATACGGAACTCCATCAGAGCTTCCTCAGAGACCAAACCCAATCGATGAAGCACTTGAAGTTGCTGAAATTACTCTACCTCCTTTCTTATATAATGTTAAGCAAGCATCTCTTAGATTCTTAGAGCATAAGAGATTTAGAATGACAGATATCAAGAAACTTGAAAATAGAATTTCAAGTCTCGAATATTATACATCTCTTTCTACTTTAGAAACCACAACTGCAAACATGTTTGTTGCAGATGCTGATGGTTTGAATAGATTTAAGTCTGGTTTCTTTGTCGATAATTTCACTGGATTTACAGCACAGGAAGACGGACTTAGAATCAAGAATAGTATTGATAGGGCACATAAAGAATTAAGACCAAGACATTATACAAACTCAGTCGATCTCATCTTTGGTCAAGTCGTTAACACTGATCCAACAGCAGATCTTAACTTTACTACTATTGAAGGTAACAATATTAGGAAGGCAAATGATGTAATTACTCTTGATTATAGTGAAGTTGAATATATCAATCAACCATTTGCTACCAGAACTGAAAGTGTTACTCCTTTCCTGATTAGTTTTTGGCAGGGAACGATGGAACTTACTCCTGCTTCTGATACCTGGGTAGATACTGTAAGAATGGATGCAAAAATTATTGATGTAGAGGGTGATTATGCATCAACAGTTACTCTCCTTGAGAGAACTGAAGGTCTTGACCCACAAACTGGTTTTGCTCCTATCGTTTGGAATGCATGGGAAACTAACTGGACTGGATTCGAATTTAATGATTCAACCACAAGAAGAACAACAACTACTACTGGTGGTAGAAGAGGTGTTGGTGGTTGGATTAACAACTTTAGTGGAGGTTTTGGAAACCCTGCAAGAATTCTTGAAACTACAACTTCAACTACCGTAGAGGACACTTTAAGAGAAACGATTCAAACTGGAGTGGAATCCAGAACTGGTTTACAGACAGTTGTTACTGAACAGTTTGATAGAGAGTCTGTTGGAGACAGAACTGTAAGTAGAGACTTGATCGCAATTATGAGATCAAGAAATATTGAGTTTGTCTCCAAGAGAATGAAGCCCCTGACTCAGATGTATGGTTTCTTTGATGGCGAAAATGTAACCAAGTATTGTGTACCTAAACTCCTTGAGATTGAAATGACATCTGGAACATTCCAGATTGGCGAAACTGTTGTTGGTAGAATGGTTGATACTGGTCTTGGTCCAGTTGAAAGAGGAAGAAGACCAAGAATTACGTTTAGAGTTTCTCAATCTAACCATAGAGAAGGTGAATATAATGCACCTGATCAGGTGTTTAGAGAAAATCCTTATAATGGATCTCCTCTTCCTGCAGTATATTCTGCAACTTCATCTATTCTAAATGTTGATACATTCTCTCTGTCTAATGAAGCACAGGGACAATACAGTGGTTATATTGCAGAAGGGATGATCCTTAGAGGAGCAACCAGTGGTGCAGAAGCAACTGTTACGAATGTAAGACTTATTTCCGATCTTGCAGCAAATCTGACTGGTAGTTTCTTCATTCCAAATCCAAATATTCTCACTCACCCAAGATTTGAAACAGGAACTAAGGTCTTTACTCTGACTAATGATATTGATAATGATCCAAATGTAGCAACTACAATTGCTGAAGAAGGGTTCACATCTTCAGGAACACTTGAAACTGTTCAAGAAAATATTATTTCAGTCAGAAATGCAAGAGTTGAGCAAAGACAAGAATTCCAAGAAAGAAATGTAAACAGAAATCTTGGAACCGAGGTTGTAGGATCTCAGGTAGTCAATCAAACTTCTAACGAAAATATTGTTGGATGGTATGACCCTCTTGCACAATCTTTCTTAGTTGAAGAGGAAACTGGAGTATTCGTCACCAAGTGCGATGTTTATTTTAGAACAAAGGATGATAATGATGTTCCCTTGGTATTCCAACTCAGAACAATGGAGAATGGATTCCCAACACAGAAGATTCTTCCTTTCTCTGAAATTGTTGTTGATCCTGCAGACATTGATACTTCTGATGATGGATCTGTTGCAACCACGATTGAGTTCAAAGCTCCTGTTTTCTTAGAGGGAGGAGCGGAATATGCAATGGCTCTTGCATCCAACTCAACTAAGTATAGTGTTTATATTTCAAGAATTGGTGAGAATGATCTCCTTAGTGATACGTTCATTTCCAACCAACCATATCTTGGATCTCTGTTCAAGTCTCAGAATGCATCGACTTGGGAAGCAAGTCAGTGGGAAGATCTCAAGTTTATTATGTACAGAGCAGACTTCCTTGATTCTGGAACCGTTGATTTCTATAGTCCAGAACTGACTGAAGGTAACAGACAGATTCCAACTCTGCAACCTGATGCAATTGAACTGAGTTCCAGAACAATTAGAGTCGGTCTTGGAAGCACGGTTGCAGACTCTGGTTTTCAACTTGGAAATACATTCTTGCAACAGACAACAAATGCAACTGGAGATTTGGTTGGAACTGCAGGAACTGCTGTTGGTAATCTCACAATTTCAAATGCTGGTATTGGTCTGACACCAAATGATGGATCTCTTACTTTCACTGGAGTCAATCTTGTAACTCTTACTGGAAATGGTAAAGGTGCTCAGGCTGAAGTTACTATTTCTGATGGAGTCATTGTCGCAAGTGGAGCAACCATTAGCAATGCAGGTGGTAATGGATATCAAATCGGTGATGTTCTTGGAATCACAACTATCGGCAATGCATCAGTTGGTAGAAACGTAAGACTCACTGTTACTGGTATTGGGCAAACCAATGAACTTATTCTTGACAATGTTCAAGGTGAGTTCTCAGTTGGTGCTGCTAAGACCATGATGTATACCAATAGTGCAGGTATTACTACTGAACTCAACTATGGTCTTCCTGGTGGAGTTGGTGGTGATATTCAAATTTCATCTATCAACGTTGATACTGACGGAATGCACTTAAAAGTGAATCATAAAAACCATGGAATGTATTTCACTGATAACAGAGTAATTATTTCTGGAGTTTCTCCTGATATCAAACCAACAAAGTTAAGTGTATCATATTCATCTGATTCCACTGGTGGACTCTCTGTTGATAATTCTGCTAACTTTACATCTTTCGAGAATGTTGGTGTTGGAACTACTAATACCGGTTATCTTATGATTGGTGAAGAAGTTATTGAATATACTTCCGTTACCGGCAATACTATTGGTGGAAATGTTGTAAGGGGAGATAATCCTATTACATATCCAATTGGAACTCCTGTATTCAAGTATGAACTTGGTGCAGTTAACTTGAAGAGAATTAATAAGACTCATACATTGAGTGAAGTTTCTATCGGAAACTCGATTACTTATGATTCTTACAATATTAAGTTAGATATGTCTGAGAAGTTCAACTCAGATAATGATGATAGAAGTAATGACGTTGGTTATCCAAAACTTTATGTTGGCGCAACTAAGTCTTCCGGTGGAACTAAGATCAAGGCAACTCAAAACATGCCATTTGAAATTATCACACCAATCGTTCAGAACGTAACCACAAGAGGAACTTCTATTAGTGCAGAAGTAAGAACTGTTACTGGTAAGAGTATTAGTGGTAATGAGATTCCTTATGTTGACAATGGATTTGAACCTTTAGTAGTTAATTCACCAAACTATCTTGATTCTACCAGAATGATCTATTCTAAGGTAAATGAAGATGAGAAATTAACTAACATTGAAGGATCTAAATCTCTTCAAATGAGAGTCAATATGGTAACAACTGATTCTCATATCTCACCGGTTCTTGATGGTCAAAGAGTTAGTACTATTCTTTCTTCCAACAGAGTAAATGATGTAATTTCTGATATTGCAACGGATTCGAGAGTAAATGGAGTTTTTGATGATCCAACAGCTTGCCAGTATATTTCTAAAGAAATCAAACTGACAAATCCTGCAACTTCATTGAAAATTATTCTCGATGCTCATATCAATGATTATTCTGGAATTAAAGCATTCTATGCCATAAGCAACAAAGATGGATTTAATCCTATCTTTGTTCCATTCCCTGGATATGGAAATATCAATTCCAGAGGTCAAATTATTGACGTTGCTAATAACAATGGAGATCCAGATGCATTTGTAGGTAAGACTCCTACATTTGGATTTGACAGTGGATCTATTGAATTCAAAGAACATACCTTTAGCGTTGATCAATTACCGACATTTAGATCTTATAGAATTAAGATTTTACTTACAGGAAAGAATCAAACTTATGTTCCAAGAG